GACGCTTCAGAATATCCAAAGCACAAACAAATTTGCTATTGCCTGTGGGTTCAGTAATTCCGGTTGGGCAAGTAAGGATTGTTGAATTTACCTTGTAATGATTCTGGACCTCCCATTCATCTCCTTCTTGTTGGAAAGCAGACTGATATGGATGCCATGAGTAAACAAGCAACTCCCAGTCTTGGGTGATCTTATCGTGAAACTTATATTTTGATGGCTGCCACGGTTCACGGAAAAACACCAATGGCAATTCGATTCCCATACCACGCACGATATGCAACAAGACCATGCTGTCTTTGCCCCCTGACCAACAGATCATCCCTTTCGGAAAGTTCTTTGCGCCAGATGCAATTAGCTCTTTGGTTTTTTCGAGTTTCGTCATTAAATTAGTGCCGCTCCTGCTGCCGTGCTGCCCATTGCACCAAGTCCTCCAGCAATACCGCCAACCGCAGATCCAATTCCACCAAATAACCCGGATGAGTATGACGCTTGTGCTTGAGCGTTTGCCGCTTGAGCCTGAAGTTGGTTCTGCCTTTCGGCTGCGCCAAGATTAAGTCCCGTGTCTGGGTTAATCAAGCCCGGAGTTCCACGACCAATCTGCCCCATGCCCATGCCAAGCATTTGTTGCCCAGATTGATATGAAAGCGGTTGTTGACTAAGCAGAGCAAGCCCCGGCTGCGTGTAGAATCCCTGAGCAGCATTATATGATTGGTTGGCAGCTTGAGCGGCTTCTGCGCGTTTGCGGGCCATGACATCCTCACGTCCCATTGCTTCACTGACAATACCAAGATTGCCCCCAAGTCGGCCAGACGATTGGAATCCTTCACGGACCTGCTGCTCGTAACCACGACGTTCTTGTGGACTGACACCTTGAGCCGCAGCCCTAGCTCGTTCTGCCTCAGTAGCAAATCCCTGAACCGCCGCAGCTTGTTCTGGGGACAATCCTTGCATAACACCACGGGTAAGCGGTGCTTGGCCAGCCATTTGTCCTAGTTCGCCTTCACGCGCCGCTCCAAGTTGTTGTCCTGCTTCTTGCGATGCCATACGGCTAAGCCCAAACAAGCCTTCTTGCCCGCCGACGCCACCAAGGAAGCTGGAAATATCTCCAAGGTTAAGCCCTTGGAACTCTGGACGGAATTGCTTTTCAAATCCAAGGACTTGCGGAAGCGCACCACCATAAGCCGATACGAACTTTTTGATGTCAGCAGCGTAATCAGCCTTTGGAGCCTTTACCTTATCAGGAGAACTTCCCATATTTTTGTATTATTTAAGTTTTGAGTAAAATTGTTGCATATCGTGAACCCTCACGCGAGGTGAATTCTTAAATTCACGCTGGAATGCGATGTATTCAAAGTCATCGCAAAACTTTCCAAGAGATTTCCGCATGTCACCAACGCACATTGTGACAAATAGTGTGTTGGAATGGTGAACTTCACATGCTTGAGTAGGAGTTCCTTCTCGCGAGTAGAAGCATAAGGCAAAGCATTCAGCGTCAGAAATGACGACACCAAAACATAAGTGCCAATACAAAAGTTCTTGAAATTCTTCGCCATATATTTTTATTGCTTCTCCTAAGTGCTGGTTCATGCAAGCGTTCCGAACACAACGAAGTCAATAGCTCGATTGGTAGATTCAGTTTGATGAAGAACGTTGAATCCAATCGTCGTTTTTGCGTAAACAATTGGGTTTGCGTCAATTCCTGCTCCAGTTACTCCAGAGTTAGTGGTCTGACACAATACGGTGTATTCAGCACTAGCCATTGCGGATGTAAATGCGATTGTCGTATTTGCTGAATCAACCCTTGTTACCGATGCTACATTATAAGCTCCGGAAAGGATTCGGCTTGATGCAGTAGTAGTAAAACTACCATAAGCCTTTGCTGCTGGGGGCGATTGCTTTACGTTGTCAGCCGTAACTAGCTTTGATGCCGTTTGAGCTTTTACTTCAGCTACCGTGCCAACTGCCGCTGTAGCAATCTTTGCAAACGTAACTACACCAGCGTCAATAGTAGCAACACCACTGGCAACTGTGAAGTCACCAAAATCAGCATTTGAAAGTTTGGCGGGAGAGACGTTCGCATCCAGAATCGCTGTTGTGGTAACTGCATTTGCAGCCAACTCGTTTGCTTTAATCCCTCCGGCTGCAACGGAAAGTTTGCCAGCAGAAACAGCAAGAGTAGTTCCAATAATAGCAGTAGGCGTAACCGTGCTTTGATCGAGGATGTTGTTCATCCTTGTGCTAGTGATTACGTCAGTAGCCGTGAAGGTGTAAGTAGTATCAATTGCGCCCATACTTTATCTTTGTGAAATGATTTGTCTATTGGTGACAGAACCAGCCACCTTAATAGAATTGATCTTTGGTGATCCAACGGTTCTTGTCAAGATCATTGTTCCCGTAAATCCCCTGATACCACCAAGGCGACACCTAATGCTTGCTGTTTCTGCCTCATTTGGAGTATCTGGAGACGGACCCAAAATTACTCCACCAAGGAATTTTGTGGTGGTTCCAATCTCTTGAACAGATTTACGAAGACCCGTCGTCTTGTCTATAATTTGCTCGTAAGTGTCTGGATCTTCCGTAGTAAAGAAAATATTATATTCTCCCTTCCCACCGGGAAGATTCTGAATGTTGATCTGTGCGTCCGTGAATCTTTTGCGCTCCATTGTGGTAAGGTCATATCCCCTAGTAATAAGAGAAGCACTAATTGACGGAGATACAACAGCCGTAGAGTTGTCCACGTTTAACGTGTCATTGGAGCTTTCAGACGCTTCGATTTGATGCAATCCACCATTGGAGGTTACGGCATAGATGTTGTTCCTTTCGCTTGCGCTGCCGATCACGAAGTCTTTAATCAAGAACCGAGAATCACCAAAGGTATCCAGTGATTCCCACCCTTTATTAAGGAAGTTGTACACCAAGATTGCGTTGTTTCCATAAGAATCACCAGCCCCCGGAACAGAATCAAGCGGGACGGCAAGGTAATACCTATTCTCAAACAAGACCCCTACTGCCCTGTCTGAGTAATCAGCGTTTATCCGGTCAATGTATGGCTGAATATTCTTGGACAGTGGCTCTTCAGTCCCCCGCAGGTTGTAGTCGTTGAGGAATTCAACCCCATACACACCATCATCAGACAAAAACAGCATGGCATTGCCGCGCATTACCACGGACTTGCGGGCTAGGCAACCAATCTCAGAAGTAAGTTCCTTGACGGTAACGTCTAGAAGGCTTCCAAGCGTCCCTTTGACAAGATGAAGGCTGTTCCTATTCAAGACAACCAATCCGTCGTCGTAAAACCCGTGCATACCCACCACATAGTCAGCAGTTCCCCCACTGACACGGAATTGATTCTCAATTTGGTCGAACGTAGTAGTGTCTAGAATGTCTGATACGGATATTTCATCAGTAATCTTACGGCTAGTGTATGTTGGCGTGTCAAATGTTCCTGACTGATCGTAGTAAAACGGAACCCACAATCTACGTTGGAAGTGGATACCCCAAGGTGCGCCGGGTTGGTGCATGAACCCTCCACCAACGCTAAACCTACCTCCAAACTCAATCTGCCCAGTGGAACCAACTCCAGTTAAATTCGCTACAGGAGCAAAAAACTTAATATTTGTTGTAGTTGCCGAAGATACTTGGAATTCTTTTCCTACAAGAGCGGTGAATTCTGGAATTGTTGTTTCATAAACCACAATGATGTCTCCGGCAACAATGGTGATATTTCCGGCAACATCCAATGATACTTCCCCATTGAGAGCATCAACTTGCGTCCCAGATGAATTAAACACTTGTGGCTGGGTATAAGCACCACCCGGAGACAAAGTGAATCCGTCAGTGGCGGCAGCCGTAGTAGCAACAAATGTTGTACTTGTCGAAATGCTTGCAGCTAGGAACGTAAATGTGTCTTGACCCGTCACGGTAGCAACTACATACGTCCCGTTTGGAGGAGTTCCACCAGTAAGTCCAGCGATTGTAATTGATGTTCCAACTACCAACCCATGTTCGCGGACATTTACCGTTACCACGGTATTTGGACTAGCAGTGGCATCGGAACTTGCAGATAGAATTAGCCTTCCATTCGGATACCACTCAAGTGCTTGTTGCCCATCACGGAATAGCATCACCTTGTCGAACAACTGGATCATGTCAGTGTCGCTACCAAGGGCTTCTCCAGCAGGATACGGAATGTTGGTAATTGCATACCCATCCAAGTCGATCTTCTTAGCGATGGTATCCAAAGCAATAATAACATACTCCTTGTTGCTGTCATTTGGATCGCTGAACAAGCAGGATGCACGAACGTTGGCAGCCGCATTGTTATTGATCGGCATCTGGGACAATGTGCCATTAACATCGCTTAATGGTGCAGTAATTCCCGACACAGCATACTCTAAAGTATTAGCATCAACATAGGTCATCAAGTAACTGCCATTAGCCCTTGGATCTATTGCACTTACAGTCGCCCATCCAGAAGAACCAGCAGAGAATCCATGACTGGATACGGTAATGCGAATTGTACCAGTGCTTGGAACAGTCGCTGCAGATATGGTCTTTGCCACATCAATCAGGTAGAACGGCAGCTGCAATGGAGAACCTCCCGTAGTCAACGCCCCAGTCCTACTCACCACGTTCTTCCGTGGCTTCCAGTATCCCTCCATGCGCCCATTCAACGACTCCCTTACCTCTCCCTCTTGGAGTTGGTTAAGTTGGAGCCTCTGATTCACGCTCACAAACCCACGATCAGCAACCTCGCCAATCGCGGAATCCATCGCGCTACCACTCTGGGCAAACTGGGACATTAGGCGTAGTAAACGATCACCACACCGGATGTCAGAATCACTTGGCTGAAGTCACCACCAATGCCCAAGCCCGCAGGAAGCGTAATGGC